ATTGTGAAATGCCGCGGTGTATCTGCACGCGAATGGCCTGTGTATCATTCCAATTTGACAAGTGCGGCCTATGCGGTGTTTTTGAATCAGACATCCGCACAAGCAAGTCTCCCAACTATTTGGAACAGCACAGCACCAACATCAACTGTCTTTAGCATCGGCACAAGTGGTCAAAGTAATGAGGCCTCAACAATGGTTGCCTACTGCTGGGCCGAGATCGCTGGCTTCAGCAAGTTCGGCAGCTACACGGGCAACGGGTCTACTAATGGACCGTTTGTGTACACAGGGTTTAGGCCAAGGTTTGTGATGATTAAGCGGACGGACTCAGCTGCAAACTGGCTGATATACGACACGGCTAGAAATACATATAACGTCACAGATTTGTATCTAAATCCAAACTCAAGTAGCGCAGAAGGTAGTGGAATCACATTTCCAAGCGCAATAGACATTCTTTCAAATGGATTTAAAACGCGAAATTATGATGCAACTTATGGCCCGAACATAAATGCCAATGGCGGCACATACATTTATGCCACATTTGCCGAAAACCCATTCGCCAACGCCTTGGCTCGATAACAGGAGAAACAATGTTTGCAATCGTACAAAACGGAACTATTGAGCAACTGATCCCTGACGGGACGCAGTTCACGGTCAATGGCGTTGAATACCCGTCCAACTGGTGCAATCTTTCGACCCCGGAAGAAAAAGCCGCAATCGGCATGGTGGATGTGGTCTACGGGCCTCAACAAAGTTCCACCTACTACTGGGTGACAGAAAACGCCCCGGTCTACAACTCAAGCACTAACCAAGTTGACATTACGTTCACTTGCACGCCTAAAGACTTGGCCCAGGTTCAGCAATCCGCTGTTTTGAACGTCAATAACACGGCTTACACGATTCTTTTGCCTAGCGATTGGATGGTTGTCAAGGCGTATGAGACTCAGACCGCAATCAACCCGACTTGGGGCGGTTGGCGTCAAACTATCCGTCTGGAAGCCCAAAACGCTGTGACGGCAATCAATGCCGCTACGGATGTGGATGGGGTTGCTGCCGCCTCTCAGGTTAATTGGACGCCTGACCCGAGCCAACCGACTTCTCCGGTGACGCCTGACTCGGTATGAAGTGGAAGATTCTAGACATCTATGCCGAGGGTGATAAGGTCACATCGGCTAGATACCATGCGTCTGAAACTGACGGCGAGAACACGGTAGAAACGGAAGGGAATTGGCACTTTGAGGGTGCTGGAGACATTCCTTTCGACAAGATTACCGAGGATTTGGTCATTGCGTGGATTGAGCAAGAATCTACCCAAAACGGAACAAATCCAATAAAATGCCGACTAGAGGAACAACTGGCTGGGTTGAACAAATCCAAGCAAGTTCACCCGCCCTGGAAGCCAAAAACATTCAAGGTAACCGTGTGAGATAACCATGCCCCAGCCAATAGACATTATCTCTCGCGCCCTCAAAGACATCGGCGCATTGGAAGCTGGGGAAACACCGACCCCAGAAGCCGCCGCAGATGCTTTCGATATGCTCAATGATCTGATCGATCAATGGAGCAACGAAAACAACATGGTTTTTAACGTCACCGAGATCATTTTCCCGGTGGTTCCCGGTCAGGTTCAATACACCATCGGCCCGACCCCTAGCACCCAGAACTACATTGGCGCATCGTTCACCGGCTCAATCACCGGCAACGTGCTGACTGTAACAGGCATTACCTCTGGCGCTGTTGCTCAAGGGCAAACGCTTTCTGGAACTGGCATTGCCTTGGGGACAAAGATTACCCAATTCCTGACCGGCGCTGGCGGCAACGTCAACGAGCAGGGAACGTATGAGGTAAACATCAACCAGAACGTGGCATCCCAGACAATCACGGCTTACTACCAAAAGCCTCTGTCAATTGAATCGGCGTTTGTCAGGATCAACACCACGGCAAACGGGCAACCGATTACTGGTGGCGGTCTGGACTATCCCATTTCGGTTCTGGCGCTTGAACAATACGAATTGATTGGCCTGAAAACGCTGAACGGCCCGTGGCCCAAGGCGATTTACTTTAACCCCGGCGAGGACTCTGGCAACCTATTTGTGTGGCCCAATCCCGCGCAAGGTGAGATGCACCTGTTTGCCAACACGATTTTCAGCCGATACACCGGGCTTTATGAGGAGATAGTACTCCCACAAGGTTACTCAATGGCTCTGCGGTGGTGCTTGGCTGAACGCCTAATGCCCATGTATGGCAAGAATATTCCCACGCAGATTCAAATGATTAACGCATACGCTTCTCAGGCAAAAGCCACGCTGAAGCGCACCAATATGCGTCCCACACAAGTCGCCCAATACTCTGACGCTTTGCTGACTGGTCGTCAAAAAGATGCCGGTTGGATTCTTAGCGGCGGGTTCTTGCGCTAAAGGTCAAATATGGCTGATTTCGGTTTTGTCGGCCCAAGTTATGAAGCCCCCAGCATCTACCAAGATGCCCAGGAGTGCATCAACTGGGTTCCCGAAATTGATCCCCTCAAAAACGCCGGTGAGCGTGGGGTGGTTGCGCTATATCCAACGCCTGGATTAACGCTCAAAACCGTGTTTCAGAACACCCAAGAGGTGCGCGGTCTGCGTACTGTATCGGGTGGCAACTTTCTGATTGCGGTGGTCGGCCCGTATGTCTATGCCTTAACGTCAACTTACACCCCGACAATGGTTGGGCAGTTGAGCACGCTTTATGGTCGCGTGGGCATCTCTGACAACGGCGTTAACGTTTACATTGTTGACGGTCTTGATCGTTACACATGGCGCATTTCTAGCCCTTCATCTGCCGTGTTTACTGCTCAGGCTACTGGCACAACGCTAGATGTGACATCCATGACTAACGGCACGATTGCTGTTGGTCAGTCTCTGTTTGGGCCTGGAATAATCCCCGGAACGATTATTTCTGCCTTCGGTACTGGATCGGGCGGGGTTGGTACTTACACCCTAAACGTATCCAACAGCACCGTCAGCGAATTGATGAACAGCACTAACCCTGCTGCCACGTTGAATGCTCAGATTATTGGTTCCACGCTGTACGTTAACACGGCGTCTGGGACTATTTATCTGGGCCAGACCATCCAAGGCGCAGGTGTTGCCTCCCAAACCGTTGTGACCGCATTTGGTACGGGCACAGGCGGCATTGGTACATACACAGTCAGCCAGACCCAAACAGTTCCCACGTTGGGCGCATCTTTCACGGGCCAGATTGCATCCACCACGTTGAGTGCAACGGCTGTGGCAAGTGGCACGTTGGCGGTTAACCAGTATGTTTATGGGACAGGCGTAACTGCGGCAACCCAAATCACCGCGGTCAATACGTTTGCCTCTACCGGATCGTCTATTGCGGTCACCACGGGCATTCTGACGATTGGAACGCTGTCATCTGGGACGATTTCTGTGGGCCAGGTTCTGACGGGTACGGGTGTACCGGCGGGGACTCGAATCACCGCAAACATCAGCGGTTCTGGTAGCGGCTCAACATGGAACACCAGCATTACGACTGCGGTGGCAAGTACGGCAATCAGCGGCACAAGCTACACAGTTGACAAGACCCAAACGGTGGCATCTGTGGCAATGTATGCGTCTGTTGGGCAAACCATGTATGCCGAGAACTTCACCGTTCTGCCTAACTCGGATGGGGCGTTCTCTGGCGCTAACACCGTGGACATCGTAGACAACTATTTTGTTTATGACCGGCCTGATTCCCAACAATGGGGTGCGTCCAATCTGTTGTCGCCAATCTCTAGTTCTTTGAGTTTCGCCTCAAAAGATGGTGCGCCTGACAACTTGGTTTCTTTGATTGTTGACCACCGAGAGGTTTATCTTCTGGGTGAAAAATCATCGGAGGTGTGGGTCGATGTCGGAGCAGCACAATTCCCATTCCAACGCATTCCCGGAACAAGCACCCAACACGGTATTGCTTCAAAATTTAGCATGGCGCGTTTGGGCAATTCGTTTGCTTATGTGTCGCGCAACGACCGTGGGCAAGCCCAGATTGTCCAGATGAACGGATATATTCCACAGCGGATTTCTACCCACGCTGTTGAGAATACTCTTGTTAACCAGACAATCAGCGATGCCTACGCTTGGACGTATCAGCTAGAAGGCCACGAGGTTTACGTCATCACGTTCCCAAGCATTGGGGATTATGGGTTGACGTGGGCATATGACATTGCATCGGGAATGTGGCACAAGTGGCTCTATTTCAACAACGAGGGCCAATACGAACGCCACCGTGGTGCTTGTTCTGCTAACTTTCAAGGCAAGGTGATTGTTGGTGATCACTCCAATGGATCGCTGTACTTTCTTGACAAGACAAACTACACCGACAACGGGCAATATATTAGGCGTCTGCGCCGAGCCCCGCACTTGGTATCTGACCTTCAGCGCCAATACTTTGATGAGTTGCAGATTCAGTTCCAGCCTGGTGTTGGCTTTACTGGTCTGTCAATCATCAAAAACAACTACATTGGCGAAAACGTCATCATCAATCCCGAACAAATATTCATTGTTGGGCCAAACGACTATTTCTACATTGGTCAGACTCAAACGATCAACGCCCAAACCCCGACCACCACGCCACAAGCCATGTTGCGCTGGTCGAATGATGGTGGGTCTACCTGGTCAAAAGAGTATTGGGTAGGCATTGGTCAGACAGGCCGATACAAGAACCGAGCGATTTGGCGGCGTTTGGGCATGGCGCGTGACCGTGTTTTCGAGGTGGTTGTAACCGACCCGGTGAAGGCTGTGATTGTGTCGGCTAACCTCAAAGCAAGTCAGGGAGATAACTGATGAGCAATGGTATCTATGGGTCAAGCCAAACAAACCCGTATCCCCAGAGTGAGTTTCTGGACACGCAGAGCAAGCGTCCGACCAGGGCATGGCAACAGTTCTTTTTGAACCTGTTGAACTTCAGCAGTTCGACCACGGCAACCGCTGGGTCTGGAACGCTTCCCGCCGCCCCTGTTGGGTTCATCAATGTAACTGTGGACGGTCAGCAATACAAAGTGCCGTATTACAACGAATGACTGAACTTGTCCAAACCAACGTGCCAACTCGGGAGCAAATTGAACGGCTCCAAGGTGAGTTGGTCAAAATGCCTCAAGTGGAACTGCCGACAGAGCATTATTTCCACGGCGGGATGTATTGCCGCAAGGTTTTTAGACCTGCTGGAACGACAATTGTTGGCAAGGTTCACAAGAAAGATCACTTTTTTTTATGCGCCAAAGGTGAAATAATTGCATGGTCTGAAAAGGGCATGGTTATCCTTAAAGAAGGCGACATCATTGAATCTAAGCCTGGTACAAAAAGGGTGACTTTTGCTGTTGTGGATTCAATCGGAATTACGTTCCACAAAACCAACAAAAAGAACTTGGACAAGATTGAAAAAGAACTGGTCGAATATGACGAGATGGCTATGTTTGACTCGGCAAACAAGCTAAAAATCAAGGAAATAAGGGGTTAAAAATGACGTTTGCTCTTGCCGCAGGTATTGCCGCCGGGGGTTCAATCCTTGGTGGATATATGGCTGGTCAAGGG